GCATAACCTGTTTCATCCTTACCACGTCCAGAGGGATCGATAGAGAGTACAGAACCTGTATAAGGTATCATATCACCTACAGTATTAGAAGGTCGTCTATAGCGGTCTCCACTAAGTCCTACATTAGGTAACTCTTTGTCTGTGTTATCATCGTCACTGGACCACACTACTTTTTCAGGAGCTAAGTCTACATCTATATCCATTATAATAAGATCGTTAATCTTTAATGGGTATCGATCAGCATCTGATAGCTTAGGATTAAGCATGAACTGTAAGGCGTATCCTGTACGTCCATAACTCATCTTACGTTCTTCTAGGTCTAAGTCAGAGAATCTAAGAGGTTCTGTTGTAGTACCTACAGTGTCTTCGTCTATAGCGTCCGCTAGAAGGGGTGCTAAATCCCCTGCATAGTTATAACTAGCTTCTTTAGCGTTAGGATACTCAGAAGGCCATATACGAGCGTTGTAGCCCCTCTCTCTTAATTTGTTATAGATAGAGTCTTCACATTGTGGAGTACCTAGGAAGAGGATACGAGAGGTGTCTAGGGGTTTAAGGATAGCTTCAAACTCTTTTACTTGTTCGTCTAGCTTGTCCCGCATACCTTGAGTAGCTGAGTTATTAGGAACTTCTACGTCGTCTGCTACGATTATATCAGCACGAGAACCTGTAAGCTGTGATGTTATACCTAATGACTTAACGGAGGGAGCGTGAGCTGCCGGAGCAGGGCCTACATCAAAAGCTATCTTACTGAAGCGTTGGTTCTCAGATGGTTTTAATCCTTGAAGGATGGGAATCTCTTGGATGATCCGAAGAGTAAAGGTAGAGAAGTCATCCGATCTATTCTTACTGGCTGATACAACAAGTATGTTCTTAGATGGGTCTAGCAGTAGTTGATGTACTACATAGGCACTACACACCCAGGACTTACCTACACCACGGAACGCCATGATTAACGATCTCTTCGGACCGTGTTGCATATACTCCGCTATATCGTATTGAAGCGGTGTAGGATCTGGTAGGTTAAGGTGCTTCCAAACTAGGTATAGAAAGTTTCTAAAGTCCTTGAGCTTGGGTGGTATCTCGATGTTGTTGTTCTTCTTCAAATGGTAACGCTTCTATCTGACTGTTTAACGCTTGTAAGGGTGTGCCTAAGCCACTGTCCATAGTTACATTGTTATCTTTAAGGAACTGACGAGCACCGTTAAGTAGAGCAGCGTTGTACTCTCCGTGTTCGTCCATCATATCTATACTGTTCCTATATGCGTCTGCAATCTTGTCGTGCAGCTTACTTCCCTCTTTATGACTCAGCATGATGTTATAGTAATAAAGCTTGTTATCTTTGTAAACAAAAAGAGGCAGCTCCTAAGAACCACCCCTTAATGTATGATATGAGTAAACTTATCCTTTTAATTATCTCTCGGTATTTCTTCACTGTGATCACCTAGTCCGTTCATATTATTGAGTATCCTAGTGATCCATGTGTTCAAAAGAGCGGATGAGCTGACACCGAGTTTATTAGCGATGCCAGCCACATCCTTCTTCTGTGACCGTTTGAGACGAAAAGATATAGATGACATATCACCTTTTTTCTCTTTCGTGCTCATATGGTGTTATTAATTCAATATTAGGCCATTGCAGCTGTAAAGTCAGCCAATGATCCAAGATTGTTACCGTCTCCAAGAACAACGTCGTTTGCTTTAACGTCGATCAAGGAAGCAGATGAGTCGTCTCCACTGATGTCAGTAGAAGTAGCACCAGCTGAGGTTTTGTAGAAAGCAAACTTGTCGTCACCTTCGTCGTATACAACAGCGATGTTTCCGTCGTCGGAAGAACCACGCTCAATGATAAAACCAGCGTCGTTACCGTTGTTAGCACCACCAGCAGCTCCGTCATTAAGAAGCATGATAGCGTCAGATACTTGGGAGTTTGTTGTTTCGATGGAGGTAGTTGTACCTTGAACAGTTAAGTTACCGCTAAGTACAAGGTTAGTTCCGCTTACATCTCCGGTGAAGGAAGCTCCGCTAAGGTTAGCTTTGGCAACGTCAAGAGCCGATTCAGCAGCACGGGCAGTCGAAGCTTCAGCAGTAATGTTAGACTGAAGAGTAGTGTCAGCAGATGCACGGGCAGTAGCTTCACCACTAACAGCAGCAATACGAGCAGTTTCTTCAGCGTCGATGTTGGACTGTAAGGCCGTATCAGCTGATTGCCTGGCGGTCTCTTCGTCGTCAATGTTAGTTTGAAGCGTGGAGTCAGCAGCTTGACGTGCAGTCTCTTCAGCATCAATGTTGCTTTGGAGGGCAGTATCAGCACTGGCTCTTGAGGAAGCTTCACTTGTGATGTTGCTTTGAAGAGTTGTATCGGCGGATGCACGAGCTGTTTCTTCAGCGTCAATCTCAGCTTGTAAAGCGGAATCAGCAGAGGCACGTGAGCTAGCTTCAGAAGCGATAGCGTCAGCGTTAGTTTTGATTTGTCCGTCAAGAGCTTCGTCGGCTCCAACCAAAGAACTTACTGATGTAATGTAGTTAGTGGAGGAGTTAGCGGAGTACGAACCACCAGCAGCAAGACCAGCACCGCTTTGAGTAGCGTCAAGTTCGGATTGGATCGCGGCATCAGCGGATGCTCTGCTGCTTGCTTCTGTGTCAATATTACCTTGTAAGGTAGAGACAGCAGACGAGCGGCTTGAAGCCTCACTGTCGATGTTAGCTTGAAGGGTCGAATCGGCACTTGCACGGCTAGAAGCTTCAGCAGTGATGTTCGACTGGAGAGTAGCCTCAGCGGCTAACGCTCTTGTTTCTTCTACTGCAATGGCAGCTTTAGTCGATTGACCGATTTGATAGAATATAGATGATGTATCTGGCATATTATTAGTATTTAGTTAGTTAGTGATTATAATAAATCAAGATGTTAAGCAGTACCGTCTGAGACAAGCTCTATCCATTCAGAACCTGACCAGATGATAACTTTATTAGTATCCGTCTCGTAGTACGCTTTACCAGCAACTGGTGAAGATGGACGGTTTGAAGCTGTGATTGTGTCTAATTTAGCCATTATTTATTCCCCTTCATCTACTTGTGTCCACGATTCATCAGCTAGTACAGTAAGCATAGCTGAGTGACTGATTGTATCTTTTCCGTATAAGCAGCGTGGTTTTGGTCCTTCGTATTTAACAAAGGTTTTATTTCCGGCTACATTATATCTTAGTGTATTAACCGACGCTTCAAGCACTTCATCAAAGTTAACAGTGCTTACTTCGTCCTCGTTTAGAATTACATATTGTCTAGTGCTCATAATTATTAAGAAGGTACATCAGTTGAAAAAGAAGCTCCATTAGTAAGAGTTCCGTGGTTTCCACCGCTTCCTTGATCTGTTATTGTCGTGCCTGATCCTGAGTTGTCGTCTCCCATTCTCCACCATAAGTGTGGATTGTAAGAAGAAAGACTAGAAGGTACACCGCTTCCGTAGATAGAACTAACATCCGAACTACTTAAAGTAGAACTAAAAAACGCAAATTCATCTACAAGACCCGCAAAAGAAGAACCCGAACTTCCAGCCCTCAAAGCTGTTTGGAAATACCAGTCGTCATTGTCTGTGTAAGTACTCGCTGCGGCTTGTCCGTTAACATATAACTTTAAATCAGTTCCGTCTCCAGTAATGATGATGTTGTACCAAGAACCGTTTGTAAATGTTACTGGTGAAACCATACGTTGATAAGTTCTTCCTGATCCTCCGCCTTGACCGGAGGGCCACATTCTTATCGAAACTGCGGAAGAGTCCAAATACAAAGCATATAAATTTGTGCCGTAACCCCACAGATAGTGGTAAGAGCCTGACGTAGGTTTAACCCAAGTCGAAAAACTTTTGTTCCCAGATATAGAATAACTAGAAGAGCTTATACTTACATAGTCATTAGTACCGTCAAAGCTTGCACTATATCCGTTAGGAAACCCAACAGTAGCTTCGTTAGCAAATGTTCTCCAAGAACCACTGTCGTAGACAACTACAGAACCTTCGTCTGTACTGCCCTCTGCTTTTAAATATAACTCACCGTTTACAGCAAGTCCATTTGTTACTAGCTGTGATTGTTGAGTATCGTTAATGATTGTTATATCACTCATATCTTTTAACTGTTGTTAAATATTTGCCAATCACTGCCGTCAAAAACGTAAAGCTTTGTAGAGTCGCTTCCGTACATGATTGTACCTGCGTCGTCGCTAGATCGAGCCGTTATGTTAGCTGCTGTGTCTACTGAAGGAGAAACGGTATCTTGAGGGAACCCAAGTACAGACTTTAAAAAGTCCGAAACTGCGTCCGACTTATCTACCTTTTCATCCAACTTCGATTTAACAGTTGTTCCTATTTGTTGAAGTATGTTAGCCATCGTTTATAATTATTATGTTAGTGGTTATTGATTGTCAAAATTATTGAGCGTGCTGCCAACCGGAATCTGTAAATACATATAATTTATTAGTGTCTGTGGCAAAAGCCATAGTTCCTAACTCATCATCTGTCCTTGCTTGTATATTACTTTCGGTGTCTAAAATTGCCTTACTCGTACTAGTAAGAGATATTAGTAAATTTCTAACACTTTGTCCCATTTGATACCATACACTCATATCTTGTTTTGCTTAATTGGTTAACTGTGACACTTGTTAGTAAATCACGGATCACCTGTCAAGCCTTCAATAAATTCATCATAATCCCCAACCTCTTCTTCACGAGCATCTAAGAAGTAAGGTAAAGAGTTCCAGGCAGTAGTGCCGTCACCTATCTTAATACGGTTGCGGTAGGTGTCTAACTCAATAGCTATCTCACCTTCTAGAAGTACCGGGTTCTCTTCTTGCCACTCAGTACGAGTACCTCGTCTTAATTGTATACGTTTGGTAAAGCTAGGCATCAGGTTGTCCTCCGTCAAATATATCAGTGTCTTCTAAAACTGGTCCACCTCCGTCAATAGTAACAAAGAATGGATCACTCTCTAAGGATGTTACTTTAGTTTGCAAGTTGTCCGCTTTCTCTTTGTTCTCTTTTGCAGTAGCCGAAGAACCAGCAGCAATAGTACGTTGCTGGAACGCTAAAGGATTAGGACGAACAACAGGTCTTCTAGCAGGTCTTCTAGCCATCTGTTAACACTTCCACCTACGCAACGCTAAAGCCTTACGAGTAGGACGACCCTTACTGTCTTTCATAGGCCCTTTGTTACCACTCATACGAGCACAGAAAGAACGCTTACGAGGACCACCGCCGGGTTGAGGGGCTTTCAGTTTAGAACCAGTAGCTCTGTTATACTTCCGTCTACCCTTCGCAGTGAGTCCGCCCTTCTTGCTTTTCTCACCTCTACCTATCGACAACGATACACTCACTTCTTCTTCTTAGGAAACCCACGCTTCATATTAGCGTACGCTTTAGGAGTAATGGTTGACTTCTTCTTGCTACGGCTAATGCCTAAGCTCTTACGTTTGTTAATGTTTTTATATAAGCTCATTATCGTTTATTTCCTCACTAATATTTCCATCATTCGGTCAAGTTTGTTGTGCATCTCGTTTATTGCAGTTTCAACTTTACCTATTCTACTTTCAACAGCAGCGTCTCTTTCTCGTTGTGCTGCCAGTTCTACCTCTATCTTTGTAAGTCGTTTATCACCAAGGTCTAAGCGTTCTATAACACGTTTAATAATCCACCCGATCACGCCTAGAGCTACGATGAGGATGGTGTTAAGAAGGCTAGGCAGGGAATCGATCATCGTTTATCCTATTACTACTACTTTGATGAATTTACCTGCAAAAGTTTCGACACTCACAGTTCCAGTTGAGTTAACATCGGCATAACCAGAAGCTCCTAATTGGATTGTGATATTACTAGAAGTTACATTTGTTGCTGATAATCCGTAGTTTATGCTTAGAGTTTGGGACATAAATGTTAATGACTGCGGATTAGTCCCAGAGGAAGATGATGATACGTATACTTTAAAATCTACATCACTTGTACCAAGGCCGTGATTAAATGTATAATTACTTCCGTTAGTTAATCCTGTACCGCTGTCGTTAAACCACGAACTGCTGTACTTAGATAAAGCACCAACCGTCGCACTAGCACTCGCTACTACTTTGATGTAAACCCCTGAGAAGTTACCGGTAGCAACAGCACCTAAAGAGTTTGCATCTAAATAACCTAAGTTACCAAGTTGTACAGTTATTTCTGTACTCGTAATGTTAGTGACAACAGCACCGTACATATCACTCGTAGCAGTTGAACCGCCCGATTCGTTAACTAAAGATTGAGGGTTTGTACCGCTAGACGAACTGGATACATATAGATCAAATGTTAAGTTTTCAGAGCCTAAGTTGTGAGTAAAAGTATAAGTACCTCCATTAGATAAACCTGTAGTGTCGTTAAACCAGCCACTATTCCAATTCGGAGTACCACCTGATCCGCCTCCACCACTATTACTATCTACATACGCCTTAATGCTTTGTTGAGTAACGCCTTGTGTAGCGGAGTTAGACACCATGTCATCTTCGTCTAATAACAGCTCTGTATTATTTACTTTGTAGGCTCCTGTGATGTCGACATCACCATTAGCATCTACCTTTAAGGGCGTGGCTTTAAGAGTTAAGTCGTCGTTTATTTGTCTGACTTCAAAAGCACCATCTAAGCTGACCATTTGATAATGCTTTTGGTTAACACCCGCACCGCTATCCTCTAGGTCAATAGCCGCCATAGTATCTGATTTGACAGCTAAAAAAGTATTACCACCAGTTCCTGCTATGTATAGCTTTGCCGCTGAAGTAGCCGATATACCAAGGCCCATGTTACCATTACCATCTATACTAAACGTAGAATCTGTATTACTAATCTTAGCAGCTGTAACATTACCGTCAGCTAACTTAGTCGTTGTAACGGCACCATTGGCTAACTTAGCATTTGTAACGCTACCACTAGCTAACTTAGCATTTGTAACGCTACCATCCACTAAAGAGTTCGTACCTACTGTACCTGCAATGGCTACTCCAAACCCACGCTGTATAACAACTATATCTTCACTACCTGTCATGTTAGGTATGATAGTAAGTGTATCAGTACTTGGGTCTACGGTGTACTCAACAGTTGGTTCTTTAATCAGTCCGTCGATACTTACTTCATAAGCTGTATCTCCTAAGACCTCAGCACCTGTAACAGTGTATGTATTATTAGTACCAGGTGTAGCAGAGAATACCCACTTGATTGGAGGCTGTGCAGCTCCTGTAGATACCTGAGCAACTTTGTTATCTAAGTATGCCTTCGTTACTGCGTCCGTACTATCAACAGCTGTACCTACATTCTTTATACGTTTAGTCTTAGCGTCCCACTCTGTACCGCCGTTTTCAAACTGTAACGATTGATCGTTCAGCTCTGCAATCTCTTCAGCTAAGTAACGGTTGTGTCGATAAGATAAGTCTAACTCAGCTTCCGTTAATACAGAACCGTTTACAAAGTCTACGAGGTTCTCATTAGGAGCACTGCGTCGTCTTACACGTACGTTAGCCGCAGCACTTAATCCTGTATCAAGTACAACTTTAGCGGTAGGTGTAACTACTACAGTAAAGTCAGTAGTGTTTATCCCGTCAATTTCTACTTTGATGTGTTCGTCTTCGAGATAAGGGAAAGTAAATGTAAAGTCAGTTTGCCCTTGGGTTCCTGCGTGGTCTATGTATGTGACAGCCATGATGATATATTATTAATTATTGAGAGAGAAGAGCAAGTACATCTTCACGGGATACTCCGGTTTTAAGTCTAGTTCTAGCAAGAGTTAACAAAGAATACTTGCGATCTAATTCAGGAAACTCTTTTAACATCTTCGTTCTAGCCGCTTTTCTATATTCATCTAATATACTACTTATCATCTGTATTCTAGGGCTAGGAAGTCCCGGCTCAGATAACGGAGTCATATCTTTAAACTCTCTAGATTTAACAAGTCTATTTAATCTCTGTCTTAATGTATCCCCTTTAACTCTAATCTCAGAAGATAACTGCAACCATCTATCGTAAGCTGATTGACCGTTTTCTGTTTCGTAGTCTAACAAGTCAATATCTCCGCCTAAATTAGGTATAGGATTTCTAAAGCCATGTTTCAATTCAGCCATAGCTTGTAATACAGGATCATCCTTTTTAGTAGATACGGCTATAGGATTAAGGGCTTGCATGGGAGAAGCTAACAACGTCTCTGCCATTATCTCTTCTCCAAGTGCATTTCTTTTAGCATCTAAACCTCCTCTTGCTCCTAACTTCCTCTTAACAGCGTCCATAACGCCTCTGGTTTCTCTCATTACCTGCTCATCGCTATCTGCCATTTGAGATATAATATTAGGCACAAAAGAAGAAGCAAAGTTCTTACTGAATTTACCAGCGAAACGCTCAGGATTACTTGCAGCATCTATGAAGTTTTGTATACCTGTTAAGTACGATTTATTAGTAATGTTTCTGGTAAGAGATATAATAAAAGATTGATAAGCGTGTTCTAATATTTTTTCTGAATCTTTACTCTCTAATGCTGATATATCTCTACCAGTCTCCACTAAGTCAGCGATGATACCTAGAGGAGTAGCCAATGGGTCTAATCTTTGATAACTATAATAAGTATCTCCCAATTTAATACTATACGGTTGCCAGCCAGCAGCTTGTAACGCTTTCTTTTCCTTTTCGTTTTTCGGACCTCCCCCTGTAATTCCTCCGTTAGAGTCGCTTATCGCCTCCGCTAATCCAAGAGCAACTAAACCAGCCGTTACTACTTTACCCCTAGCTTGTGCTTTTACAATAGGATCGGCACTAGCAAACTCTTTTCGTAATATAGCAAACTCTTGCTTCATTAATGGATTAACCATCAGTGGAGTACGTTCTATAGCAAAGGTAAGAATGTTGGTTGGAGTTCTAACAAACGGTAATATGAAACGAAAACCAGGATGCCTGTTAGTAAAGTCCTGCATTGTTTTACCTATACCTTCTTCTAATTCTTTTGTAAAAGTAAGATACCTAGCTTCTTCTTGTGCATATTGTATAAGTGCAGACTTATCTTCATCAAAGTTCTTTTCTACGTAATCCAATATAAATTTATTCTTTTCTGTAGTATCTTTAATTCCTTTTGTAACTGCTATTTCATTAGCTTCTCTAGCAAGTCCTTCCTTAGAAGCCATGCGTCCTCCTTGAGTAATAACACCGTCTAATGTTTTATTTATATATTCTGCTAGGTTCTTAGGATCATTTACTCCTTGCTGTATACCAGACATAGCTGCTTTTAATCGAGCCGCTCTACGATAAGCTAACTGTTTAAAGAACTCATCAGTGGTCATCAACAAACGACTTGGTATTCTTATAACATTATTAGCAAACCAATCTAAACCTTGTTC